TCATCTGTGCTTGCGATGTTTTCGGTAAACGTAATCTGATTACCTGAAACAGTGTATGCCTTACCTGTGCCACCTTCCTGACGCACGTTGTTTACGAATACCTCGACTTCTTGATCGTTTGCCACGCTATGTGAGAGCGTGTAAACCGCTGTTCCGTCACCTGTGATCGTTTGTTTGTCAAAAGAGGTGAAAGCAGTCTGCGCTGCGTTACCTATGTACGCCATGTTTTACCTCTATGTGCTGATGTCATCGACCATGCTGATCCAAGCGTCCAGCGAATTGGCTGTGTCGCTTTTGATGAACAGCTGGTCGCCGCTTTCTAAGATAACCTTACTGGCACCATCGATTAGTTCGAGCGATGAACCTGCCGGAATGGGTGCTTGATAGACCAACGAAATGTCATTGGTGCCATCGTTGATGTAGGCATCTACCAAGATCATGTTTGTTGTTGTGTTTGCTAGTCTTATGCCAATGATTGTGTCGTAGCTATCAGCAGCCGTTATACTGGTTGCGCCAGTTCCTACGCTGTTAAGCGTGTATCTTCGAAAGTTCTGAGCCATCTGTTTGTCGTCCTATAAAGCAATCGCAAAAGCTATCGCTGAGCCGACCGAAGCGCCGCCAGCGTCTTGAAGTGTAAGGTTACCGGCACCGTCTGTCGTAACCACCTGGCCGTCCGTGCCGTCTGCTGATGGGTATGAGAGACCGGCGATTGTTGCGCTGTCTGAAGTCATACCGCCGGTTACTAAAATGCCACCTGCTCTCACCGCCAGTTTCTCAGCGCCCTGCCAGAACAGACTGACTGACTTTGTAGCGCCTGGGCTGATTGATGCAGTGAGGTTATTGCCAGATTTGTTACGCAACTCGATGCTGTCAGATTGCAGCCATGTGTTGTTCTGTGCAGAGCGATGTGACAGCAGCGTGTCAGCGTCAGTTCCTACAGTCAGATAGTCGTCATCAGCCAGGACGATGTCTGCGCCGTTGCTTTGTAGGTCTCCACCCAGCTGCGGAGTGAGATCATCGACAACCGCTGTGATTGCGCCGGTAGTAGCAGGTGAAGCCTCGACCCACGCAGTACCATCGTAATAGAATAACTTATTATCGCTGGTGCGTGTATACAGCATCCCGGTAGCCAGGGTTTCACCGTTTAGTCCATTTGTTGGGTTACTAGCGAATGCACCCAGATAGTAATCATGGTTGATATTACCGGTTGTGGCATTGCCGGCGATACCTGTTGTCGAGAAGAAACTGGTGGTTGCCATTAGTAATCTCCATATTCATAAGCTGGTCGAATCTGCTGGGTACCACCATTAAGCTCCTGGTCATCGGCTTGCTCCTGGATCTCAGATAGAAACTGCTGGTATTTAGCTTCGAATAGATCCCGGCGCTCATCCAGGTAATAATCAGCGCTATATGTGAGAGCTGCATACAACACTAGGTCTGAGGCAACGTCTGTCAGCTGGTTCGTATCAGCGTTATTGACCAGAGCCGGGAACTCACCATAGTAATACAAGATGATGTCGCCACTCTGTGGTGTTGGGTACAGCTGTATATTCTGCTGCTCGCGGACAAAGAACTTCGGTTTGCCGACAGTCGCTGACTGCTGCAGCTCCCGGTATTTCTTCATGGTAATGCGCTGCATTTCGTATTCGTTGGCATATAGGCTGATGATCTCCAGGAAATCTGTAGGCAGCGTGATGCTGCTTGTGCTGCTTGAGATCGTGTATGTCGTCTTGTTCTCATTCAAAGGTGTACGCAGCTGGCGCTGGATACGTGCAATGCCCTGGTCAATGAAGGTTGTCGTTAGAGCCGGGGTGATATCCGACCGATTCAACAGTGCATCAAAATGGGTCTTTAAATCACCATAGTTCATAGCTTACGTCCTTCTGGTTTTCTTCTTTGCAGTCTTGGCTGCTTTGGTAAATGCTTTGGCTGTAGGCGCGCCTTTTGCACCGGGACTACGCATCTTCTCGCCGCTGCCGGCAGCGATGCGTTTACGTTTTGCATGGATGTTCCTGTACAGAGACATTACGCATATCCCTTCTTGGTTTTGCTTTTAGTCTTCTTTGCAACTTTTGTAGCGGCCTTCTTTGCGGCAGCTTTGCCAGCTTTAGTGTAGGGGTATTTCTTTCCCATAACATTTGGCATCATGATCTCCGTGATTTCTTGCCGGCGCATTTCCATTTCTTTCTGGACAGGCGCAGTGGTGAATTTGGATTTGCAGCTGCTTTCGGATGTTTCTTCATCTGCCCAGCTGACCTGGCGCAATAACTGTCGCCCTTCGATGTGCCAGGCGCTATCGAGTAACCCTTAGCGCCGTATCGAACGGTCTTATTACCAACCTTTTTGCTAAACTTCTTCGAGCCTGTGTATGCCATCTAAATGCTCTTATCTGTTGTCAGGAAACCATCGAGGTTTTCAGCCTTTAGACGCTTGATGATCTCTTTACCGTTTACGTTAGGGTCATAGATGTTGAAGCCCTCACGCATCCATTTCTCGATCACAATCGTGGGTATCGATGCTACGCGCTGGAAGTTACCAATGCGCTCATTTGCACTAGCGTTACGTGCGTCCCGGACATCGTCCATAAACGCCTGGCTGATGTTCTGTGAGTGTTTGCGGAATAAACCGTCAGCGTCTTCACCAAAGTCGGTATCGATACCAACCAGGTTCGTTGTGTCTTTTGTATTCATAAAGAACTCCTTGGAAATAAGGGCGACACCCTGGATAAGGAGAGCAAAACTCCAGGGTGCCACCCATTAGTTATGGCTTATGACAAGCCAGAAATCATGCCATCTGCACCGTAGTTCATGTGCTTCAGCGAGTATTCACCCACAACGGCGTGTGTATCGCCGTCTGAGGTCTTACCCAGCAGAGTACGTGAGAACGGACGCAACACGGCTGAACGCCACATTGACGGATCAATGAGAAGTGCATGTGTTGTCTTCATGTGGCGGTTAAGTACAATCTTGTACTCACCAAATGGACTTACATACAGGTCAATCACGTTTATCAGTGAGCGTGTCTGAGCGAACTCACGGTTGCGACCAGATGATGCTGCAAAGTTTGCAACAATGGTGGCGTCCGCAGGTTTGATCATGAAGATCGATGGATCACTGCCGTTATCGTAACAGTCTTCACCCAGCTCTAGCAGCTTCGCTTCTGTCAATGCGTCTGTGGCGTTTGCGCCGGCATCAACATCTGTAGAAATCTGCTGGATAGCTGAATCCATCTCACGTGCCACTGAGGCTGAACCAGTCACTTTGGCGTTGTCTTGACCGACATAAGCAAATTCTAGATCGCGCTTAATCTCTTTCAAAACTTTCGAAAGTTGATGGGCGGTCTCTCGTGCTCGGCCATGCGTTTTGATGGCATCGGCGGTTGCAGATACCTCGAAAACCTTGGTCAGGATTTGCGTATTGTTAGTCCGAAGAGTGGTGGCTGTCTGAGTGCCAGCTGAAAAAGCCGCGCCCTCTAAAGCCTTATTATCGGCCGCCGCCGCTAACGCATCTTCTTGCCACTCAAATACACGTGCTGATACTTTCTCGGACTTAATCGAGGTAGTAAAAGGCACATCTGTAGGCGTAATGTCGGTAATGATTGAGCTGACATCTTCAGCCTTACCGACTTGATCGTAGGTAGTAAACACTGCCATGAGTTAATCTCCATTAGGCAAATTAGTTTTCCCAACGAGACATAATCAAATCTGCAATATCATCCCTGTCCTGGCTAACCGCATTATGCAGACGCTTTCTAACCTGTTCGGTCTTTTCATTGCGTCTTTGTGCCGGTGTTGCCGGGGCTCGTTTACTCTTCAGAACACGCTTCTTTGGTGTCTTTTTCTTAGTGGTTGCTACCTTCCGACCCTCATCGAACATACGTGCTTTGTTGATCAGCATGATTACTGCTGGATCTACGTATGTATCGACTTGTTCCTGGGGTAGTCCCTGAGACACCGCGTAGGCGCGGATATCGTTGTACAGCTGGTTAGACCAATTTGGCAGCTCATTCTGGAGTGTTTTTACGCACTCGGTTGCCGCCTCTTGCATGGACTTTTGTTGCTGCTGCTGCAGACCACGATAGAAACCATCAGCCTCTTCTTTTAAGAAATCCAGGTTGGCTTTGGCCAGCTGGGTTTCTTTACGTAGTGCTGCAAAGTCGTTGTCTGCCATGGTTTTGGAGGCGACTAGCATGTCTACGTCAGCATATGGTTTGTATTCAGCTTCTGCTTTCTCGATTAGTTTCTGAAGAACGAGATGTGATTTCTCACTAGATTCTACTGCTTCTTTGCGTAGTCTCGATACTTCTTGAGACTTTTGAGTGAGTGATTTCTCCTGGCCGGCAAGTCTCTTGAGATCGCCTACCGATACTTGTTGAGTTTCACCAGAGACTACAACTTCGACCATGGTGTCATCGGATAACTCAATGGTTTCCTCTTCGCCATCGTCTTCGTCTTCTGTCTCTTCAGTGTCTTCCTCAATATCTTCGTCAAGGTCGGTATC